ATGGGATCACTTGTTAAATTAGCAAGAGAATTGTATTCAGCATCAATTTCCCAAGATGAAGATGGCAATCAAATCTATGATGTTTTGTCCAGCGTATTGCTTGGATCTTGGAATGATGTTCCAGCAGCTTCAACTTGGGCAGGATATGATCCAACAGAAACATGGGCTAATGCTATAAATCTAGGACTTGGTGAAATTGATCAGCCCGGTCTTTACACAATGGAAAACAGAGCAGCCGAAACAGATACGATTTACAACATTTTGAGTTTAATTGCCAATTCAGCCTTTGGATATTTGTATGAGGACAATCAAGGAAATATTGGTTATGCCGATGCAGATCACAGACAAACCTATCTCTTAGCCAATGGCTATGTTGATCTTGATGCTCGACATGCTTTAAGTCAAGGACTAAGCACAATTACTCGATCAGGTGATATTCGCAATGATGTTGTTATTAATTATGGCAACAATTTTGGATCACAGAAAACAGCAACCTCAGCAGAATCAATTGCAACTTATGGCTATAAAGCCGAAAGCATTCAATCGACTATTCATTCAGCTGTGGATGCTCAAGCTGTGGCGGATCGCTATATTGCCCAACGAGCATTTCCACAACCAGCATTCCAGAGCATTACATTTCCAATCACAAATCCAGAAATTGACAATAGTGATCGGGATAATCTGCTTGGCGTATTCATGGGGCAACCTCTAAACATACAAAACCTACCTGCTCAAATCTCAAGCGGTGTATTTGAGGGTTATGTTGAGGGTTGGTCATGGAGCACTAGATTCAATGAATTATTCCTGACAATCAATTTATCGCCTGTGGCTTATAGCCAAGTGGCAATGCGTTGGAATACCACACCAATAACTGAAACATGGCAAACAATAGATCCAACATTGACATGGGAATACGCTACAATCGTATCCTGAGAATAGGACAATATGGCAACCACTACCAATTATAGCTGGACTACCCCAGATGATACCGCGCTGGTCAAGGATGGCGCAGCTGCAATCCGTTCACTCGGAACTGCAATTGATACAACAGTATTTACAAATGCTGGAGCAGCAATTAATAAAACAATTATTGATGCTAAAGGTGATTTGATTGTTGGAACTGCTGCTGATACTGCTGCTAGATTAGCAGTTGGTGTTACTAATGGTCATGTATTGCAAGTTGATTCTTCAACAGCAAGCGGATTAAAATGGGATTCGGTTGCTGCTGGCGGTATGACTTTAATCAATACTGGTGGTACAACATTAACTGGCGCATCAGTTTCAATTAGTTCTATTCCTAGTACATATAAAAATCTGCAATTGATTGTTAGAAACTACAAGCCAGCCGTTGATGGTGATGGTATGGGAATGAGATTTAATTCAGATAGCAATACAAGATATACATATGCAAGGTCTATTTCAACAACAAGTTCTTTTGGTGAAACTCAAATAGCAATTCAACAAACTCAAGATAATACAATTTCAAATTCACTTTGCGTTGTTGACATATTTGATTATACTAATACCAGCACTTGGAAATGTTGCATAGCCGATTTTTGGTCAACCGATGACTCAGTAAGCACAAGCGTTACTTATGGTCGCAATTTTGGAATTTATAATCAAACTGGCGCAATTACCGACATATTATTGCGTTCTAATTCAGGTAATTTTACATCAGGAACAGCCTTTCTATATGGAGTATCATAAAATGACTAAACCACAAATAAAAGAATACAACTGCGAAACAGGCGAGGAAATTGTCAGAGATGCCACAAATGCAGAAATAGCACAGATGGCAAAAGATAAAGCAGAAAGCGATACAAGACGAGCCGAAGCCGAAGCAAAAGAAACTGCTAAAGCAGCAATCCTTGATCGCATTGGCTTAACTGCCGATGAACTAAAAACGATACTTGGCTAATGAAGGCTTGGTTATCTAAAGCTGCTGTTCAGTTAAGAGAGCAAACTGATGACTGCTTCCCTGAGCGTTTGCGTAAATCTGATGGGTGGATTGGTGATGCTAGACATAGCACACGAAAAAGCGATCACAACCCAGATGCAACAGGGTGCGTGCGTGCAATCGATATTGACGCTCGGCTTTCTGACGACAAAGGGCTTTCAACATATTTGGCAGATCAGATTAGATCCTATGGGAAAACTAGTGGGCGCATCAGTTATGTAATACATCAAAGCCGTATTGCATCGCCTTTACTTGGTTGGCGTTGGCGTAAATACAAAGGCAATCCGCACAATCATCACATTCATGTCAGCTTCAAAAAAGATCAAGATAACAATTCAGAGTTCTTTAACATCCCACTACTAGGAGGCAAATAATGAAACTATCTAAGAAACACAAAGCAGCAATTAAGTCATATCTAAGAGCTGTTGCAGCTAGTGGTTTAACTGTCGTGTTGGCAATTGTGGCTGACATCCGCCCAGAGTATGCAATTTTGCTAGGTTCATTAGTTGCACCATTGGCTAAGGCAATTGACCCAACATCTGGTGCTGAGCATGATTATGGCGTTAATGCGAAATGACACCGAACGAATGGGTTGGATTAGCCGTTGGCGCATGCGCTATCGCAAGCAGTATATTGTTGGTTCTACGCTGGGTTATTAAGTCATACCTGCAAGAACTCAAGCCTAATGGTGGCTCAAGCATGAAGGATCAATTGAACAGATTAGAAGCGCGTGTTGATGATCTGTTTATCTTAATTAGTAAGCGATAATTTATTTATGGCGAACACACGCAAAACCACTAAACGGACAAAGATCAATAGGCGCGTAGTTCGCCACACTCCTGATCCATCCAAGATTGATGCGCATTACATTGCCTTGCATGAATGTTACAAAGCTGCAAGGAAAGCAGGATTTACACCAGAGCACGCATTTTGGCTTATGACTGAAATCAAAACATTTCCTAATTGGGTTGTTGGCGATGGTGGGATTATTCCTAGCATAGACCCATCTGACGATGAGGATGACGATTAAGCGCATCGCTTTTGTTAGCGATCTACAAGTGCCATTCTTTAATGAGGCAGCAGTCAAGTCAGTCGGCAAATTTTTAAGCAAATGGAAACCGCATCGCACAATTTGCATTGGTGATGAAATTGATCTTCCACAGCTTGGAGGTTTCAACGCTGGCAGTATTGATGAGATGGTTGGCAACATCCATGAGGACAGATTACAAACCCAACAGGTTTTAACTTATCTTGGTGTGACGGATGTGGTAGGCAGTAATCATGGTATTAGGCTTTATCAATCAATTAAGAAACGATTGCCCAGCTTCTTAAATCTGCCAGAAATGCAATATGAGAAGTTTATGGGTTACGACAAACTAGGCATTAAGTTCCATCCTTACGGTTTAGATTGGGCGCATGGTTGGACTGCCGTTCATGGCGATGCTTTTCCGCTTAGTCAAGTGCCGGGTCAAACAGCCTTAAATGGGGCTAGGAGGCTTGGAAAAAGCGTGGTGTGTGGTCACACCCATAGATTGGGTCAATCAGCCTTTACAGAGGCTTCTAGAGGTCAATTAGGGCGTACTGTGTGGGGTGTTGAGGTTGGAAATTTGGTAGATTTAAGCAGTTCAGGCATGGCATATACAAGAGGCTACGCAAACTGGCAAACTGGGTTTGCTGTGGCTTATGTTCAGGATCGTAAAGTGCAGGTAATTACTGTGCCAATAAATGCAGATGGCAGTTTTATATTTGAAGGCAAGGTATATGGGGCTTGAAACAGACTATAAGCACCGCACGATTGATGATCATATCGATGAATTTGAGGATATTGGCGTTATCTAATCGTTATAAAACACGCCGAAAGTAATTAACCAAAGGTCATTGCTTTAAGTCATACTTTATGTATTCCACAACGGTTGTGGATATGTAAGGGAGCAACATGACACTAAAAGAAGCTGGTCTATTGTGGGTCGCATCGATGGTCTTGATCATCTGGGCTTACGCAATACACGAAAACGCAAAGCAAACCCACTATTGGCGTGGAAGAAAAGACGGGTTTGATCTTCATCGCAGAATGATCAATACCAAAATTAAGTCAGATGAAGTATTTGATTATGACAAAAACTGAAAGCCTGTTTGATGAGGTCATTACTACGATCCAACAGCGTGGAAGTGTCTATGGACATCCATACTACAACCACAAAAGAATTGCAGGCTTATGGTCTGCTTATCTCGACTTCCCAATCACACCACACCAAGCTGCTTTATGTATGGCGTTGGTCAAGGTTTCTAGGCTTAGTGAAACCCCTGATCATTACGACAGTATCAAAGACTTTATTGCCTACGGATCTGTCTATAAAACTGTGCTTGATGCCGTCAAAGATGAAAATTGGGAGGACTAACTAATGGCATTTAACTTAGCAGATTATGAGGATGTGGCTACTCTTAACAAGTGGTTTATATCTAACTTTCCATCGGGTCGATCTGACATATCTGTAATCAGCCATGATGCAGTCAATGGTTATATCTTAGTGCAAGCAACTTTGTGGCGAGATAGCAAAGACACATCACCGGCAGTTAGCAACATTGCATTTGGCGCACGCGAGAGTTATATCCAAAACATGAAAAAGTTTTATGTTGAAGATACCGCCACATCAGCTCTTGGGAGGGCAATAATTATTCTCAAAGGATCGGACAAAACAGCTACAAAAGATGATATGAGAAAGGTTGAAAGTGAACCAATTAAAAACATTTATGGCAAAAGTGGCAATTCGCAAGTTATTGAAATGGCACTCAGAAAGTCATTTGCAGATGATGCTAAGCCAGCAAGCGAACCGACAACATGGTCAGTTGGAGATATTGCGGAAGCTTTATCAACCAAACCTAAACAACAAGAATGCATTCATGGCTTAATGATTCTTAAAGAAGGCACAGCTAAAACTGGTAAGCCTTATTATGGATATGTATGCAGCGCACCAAAGGGAGAACAATGCGATGCTAAATGGGCGGTAACAGCTGCTAATGGCAGTTGGTTCTTCAGAGAGGAGGAATAAATGGGCGACATGGTAATGATTGATGGTTCTGGTCTAACTGCGACTTTTACAGATAACGGAGTTAAGGTAGAACCATCAACAATTTATTGTGATACATGCAACGATGACAGATTACTTCATGAGGGCGATCTGCTTCGATGCTATTCCTGTCATTCAATCAATCGGATTCCATAGTGCCGAATTACGAATACGCTTGTGATAGAGAGGGATCGAGTATTGTATTGGATCTTCCGATGCAGCACGAAATCCCTTTTTGTCAAGTATGTGGCTTTGAATTAAGTCGTGTCTATTCAGCAGTTCCGGCAATCTTTAAGGGAACAGGATGGGCTGGTAAGAAATGAAGTTTAGATGCAACTTTTGTTCAGCCAATTCAGAGTTTATCTGGATGGATGGCTACGACACAGCTGATGGCTTTAGGGTTTATCAATGCCTTAAATGTTGCGCTATTGGCACAAAGAATCTAGCTGAATCTACAGATACCCAAGAGCCTGTTATCCGATGTAATCAATGTGGATCATGGCAATTTGTGGATCAGCAATGTCATACTTGTGAATTGATTGGAGCTAAATAATGGATGCTGGTTATGTTGAAACATGGTTAGAGCAAGATGATCTACGCATTATGACTTGCCGTCTGACCTGCGGTTATGTTAATTGATTTGCATTGGTGTGCTACCCTGAACACGCGTTCGACCCTAAGTCGAAAAGCTGGGTCGCCAACGGCTAGACCCGGAAGGCGCAGAGTTTGGCTCACCCTATTGCTGATTGCATTTAGCAGTTGCTTTTCAAAAGATTATTCCGTTGCTTATAGTCAATACAAAACACAGCATTATAAGCAATATACATTCATAGAATTAAATGATGTTGATGAGTATTACTGTATTGAGCAGCTGTGGCACAAAGAAAGCAGATGGTCGCCAACAGCCAAGAATGCAAGGTCATCAGCTTATGGCATTCCACAATTACTTAACATGAAAGAACCTAATCCATTTAGGCAAATAGACAAAGGCTTACGCTATATTGAGCATAGGTATCAAGGCTCACCATGCAAGGCATTACAGCATCATAAGATTAAGGGATGGTATTGAGTAAATCAGCTTTAAGAGATACTGGATCTACCAGACATTGGCGTTCGATTCGCAGTCGCATTCTGCGTAGGGATCAGTTCATTTGTCAATACTGCAACCAAGAAGCAACAACTGTGGATCATGTAGTTCCTCGTAGGCTTGGAGGAAATGATAGTGATGAGAATTTAGTTGCGAGTTGTCGAAGATGTAATTTATCTAAGGGTGGGCGTTTTTTTGTGAGCGGAAGGACACCACCGACCCCCCGTTCCTTTTCTAACCCACAAAACACCTCGATCAGCCACGATCAGACTGGATCGATTTGATCAACCTTGAAACGGGAGAGATCCTTTTAGATCAGGCTCCTTCAGGATTAGGAGGTGTTCAAACACCCCGTATTTATTCCAAACTTAATGATTTGCCGTCTAGGGGTCAAGAAATGATCGATTTTGCAGCTGAGATTGGCATACAGCTGATGGATTGGCAAAAGTTTGTTGCAATTCATGCACACAAAGTTAAAGACGATGGCAGGTGGGCAACTTCAGAAATAGGTTTGTGTCTTAGCAGGCAAAATGGAAAAAGTACATTAATGATGCTCAGAATTTTGACAGGAATGTTCGTGTGGAACGAAGGCTTACAGCTAGCATCAGCTCACAGGCTTACAACCTCACTTGAAACATTTAGACAGATTGTTACATTAATTGAACAACATCCAGAGCTTGAAAAGGAAGTAAAGAAAATCCGCTGGCAACATGGAGCAGAGGAAATTGAGTTATTTGGGAATAGGCGGTTTGTTGTAAAAGCTGCTAACAATGCTGCGAGAGGGTTATCAAAACCCGAAACGATACATATGGATGAGTTGCGTGAATACAAAGATGAAGATGCTTGGTCATCTATGCGTTACTCAATGATGAGTGCTAAGAATCCGCAAGTGTGGGTTTATAGCTCGGCTGGCGACCAACATTCAGTTATTCTAAACAAATTGCGTGAGAGGGCGTTGGCATCAGCTACAACCAATGACCCGATTGGGTGGTTTGAGTGGAGTGCCGAACCAGATGCGCCGATCCACCTTCCGTCAGGCGATATTAACTGGTCTGCATTTGCTCAAGCCAACCCATCATTAGGAATAACAATTCATCCCGATAACATTTTGGCAGCAATCAATGACCCACCAGATATTGTTCGAACCGAGTTACTTACCCAGTGGGTTGATACAATAAATAGCGCAATAGATCCGCAAAAATGGGCAATGTGTCAAATAGATCCAATTCCATTAGATCCTGAACAACCTACTTGGCTTGGACTTGATTTGTCGCCTGATAGAAAGTTTGGCGCATTAGTTGCCGCTCAAAGATTATCGGGGGAAAGATTTTATGTGCAATTGCTTCACACTTGGTCAAATGATTACAGCTTAAACGATTTAGCAGTTGCAAACGATATTGCGCCTTATGTAAGAAAATACAACACGCAAACTGTGGCTTATAGCAAAAGGACAAGTCAGGCAGTTGCAAGTCGTTTAGCCTCTGCCGGAATTCAAACAACCGATATGGATGGCGGAATATACGCGGAAAGTTGCGACAGGTGGCTTGGAGCAATTAACTCACACAGGTTGCAGCATTCTGGACAAGAGGAATTGACCCAACAAACATTATCAGCTGCAAAATTGCCATTCGGTGATGGATCTTGGATTATCGGGAGGAGGGCTAGTAGGGTCGCTGTCTGCGCAAGTGTGGCATCAGCATTAGTTACATATTTTGCGACACAACCCGAAACTGAAACAGACATACAAATCGCTTAAATTTGACTTTATGGTATATTATACACTAATGGGATTATTCGATAGATTTTTAACAAATCAGACACCAACAATTCAAACAGATGTCGCTGCCAGCATTCCTTACAATTTACAACAATCTTATAATGGATTATTTAGTGGATCACAAACAGCTACTAGAGAACAATTTATGGCTGTGCCAAGTGCTGCTCGCGCTCGCAATATAATTTGTTCAACAATTGGATCATTACCAATTGAAACTTATAATCATTTTACAAAAGAGCATGTTCGACCAACAAGATCAATCATGCAGCCAGATCCAAGAATTGCAGGATCAGCAATCTATGCTTGGTTGTGCGAGGATTTACTTTTAAGAGGCGTGGCTTATGGACAGGTTCTCGACCAATACTCAAGCAGCGATGGTGCTCGAATTAGAGCATGGACAAGAATTTCTCCTGATCGTGTAACTTACAAAACAAATGTTCAGCAAACTGAAATCATTAGTTACAAAATTGATGGACTTGATATTCCTGTGAGTGGTGTAGGTTCGATCATAGTTTTTTCAGGTTTGGATGAAGGTGTATTAAATCGCGCAGGTCGCACAATTAGAGCTGCATTAGAATTAGAAAAAGCGGCTGAATTATACGCCAAAGAGCCAGTTCCTACAATGGTGTTAAAATCAAATGGCACAAATTTAACTCCTGAAAGAATTAGCAGATTATTAGAAAGTTGGAAAGCCAGCAGATCAACAAGAGCAACTGCATTCTTAAATGCTGATGTTGAATTGCAAGCATTAGGATTTGATCCACAAAAATTACAATTAAATGAGGCACGCCAATATCTTGCAACTGAAATTGCTAGAGCTGTGGGAATACCAGCATCATTCTTATCTGCTGAAACTACTAGCATGACTTATAGCACAACTGTTATGGAAAGAAAAGCCCTTATTGATTTCAGTTTAAGAAACATAATCACACCATTGGAGCAAAGATTATCCGCTGTAGATTTTGTGCCAAATGGCATTGAAGTTAAATTTGACATTGACGATTTCTTGCGTGGATCAGCTTTAGAGCGTGCGCAAGTTTATGAAATCCTAAACCGCATTGGCGCGATGAGTGTCGAGCAAATACAAGAGGAGGAGGACTTAATCCGATGAAGATTAATTTCCCAGTTACATTAACCGCTGCCGACAATCGCAAGCGAACAATCTCAGGCACAATTGTTACTTGGGGCGAGCGCGGAAATACATCAGCAGGAGCAACAGTATTTGAAAAAGGCTCAATTGATTTTTCAAAACCAGTAAAATTGCTATTAGAGCATGATCGAACTCGACCAATTGGTAAATTGATGGACATTACAGCTGATGATGCGGGTATTGAAGCCACATTTAAAATCGCTGGAACTATTGCTGGCGATGATTCATTATTAGAAGCAGCTGAGGGATTACGCGATGGATTTAGCGTTGGAGTAATGGTTGATGACTGGAAAAACAAAGATGGAGTCATGTCAATCAAAGCAGCTAAATTAATTGAGGTTAGTTTAGTAACAGATCCAGCAATCGATAGTGCAAGAGTTGCAGATGTTGCAGCAACTGAAACACCAACAGAGAATTCCGAAGCAACCGCTGAGGATAAAACAACACAGGAGGAAAAAGTGTCTGATATAACATCAGAAGCTCCTATCGCCACCGAAGCGGTAGAAGCTGCTCAATCCGAGCCTGTGGCAGTATCAGCAACTCAACCAGTTGCTTACACAAAGCCACGCTCACCAATTACCAACAAAGCAACCTATTTGGAGCACTCAGTTCGCGCTGCATTAGGAAATGACGAAAGCAGAATGTATGTTCGCGCTGCTGATGACACAACATCAAACAACGCAGGTCTAATCCCAACTCGTCAATTAACTGAGATCATTAACCCATTATCAAATGCTAATCGCCCAGCAATTGACTCAATCACAACTGGCGTTCTACCAGATGCAGGAATGACTTTTGAAATTCCTAAGATCACAGCTGTTCCAGCAGTAGCAGAAGTTGCTGAGGAAGGCGCAATTGGCGAAACCGGAATGACATCATCATTCTTGACTGTAAATGTTAAGAAGTATGCTGGCGGACAGGAATTCACAGTTGAGCTATTAGATCGCAGCTCTCCAGTATTTTTTGATGTATTAGTTGCAGAGATGGAGAAGGCTTACGCCTATGCAACAAATAACGCAGTTCTAAACGCATTAATTGCAGGTGGAACTGATGGCGGAAACCGCACAATGTCAAATGTCAATTTCCAAGATTTCATTTCTGATTCTGCTGTCAGCATTTATGGCAACACACTTGGATTTGCACAAAACTTAATTGCATCAACAGGTCAATGGGGTGCAATTATGAATTTGGTAGATGGAAACAACCTACCTCTTTACACCAATGTCATCAACCCACAGAATCGTGGTGGAGGCGTAACTCCTGGCTCAATTGGTGGAAATGTGCTTGGACTTAACTTCCGCGTTGATCGTGGACTTGGATCTGGAGTTGGCGATGACACATTAATCGTTGTAAATCCAGAGTCTTACCAATGGTTCGAATCACCACGCTATCGCCTAGAAACTGCACTTAACCAAACAACTGGCAAGATCACAGTTGCTTACTATGGTTATGGTGCAATTGCAACTAAGGTCGGTGCTGGTGCTTACCTATGGAAAGTTGCTTAATTAAGTAATTAACTGAGTGCCTATGGTTGCTCCCGATCATAGGCATCCTTTAATGGGAGTAAGGAGATGACATGCCAACTATTATCACAGCTACACAGTTGCGATCTGTGCTTGGCGTGTCATCTGCCTTGTATGACGACACTTACCTAAATCAAGTTATTGACACAGCAGAAACAGTTATTTTGCCAATGCTAGTTACATTTAAAGCACCAATCGAGAAGGTATCGCTGACAGATAATGTCGCTACTTTCACTACACTAGGAATACATGAATTTACGGAAGGACAATCAGTTGTCATCACAGGATGCGGATCGCCTTACAACGGAACAAGAGTTGTGCTGGCAGATAATCTTGGACAATATACCTTTTCGCAATCGATCACTAATGCCGACATACTCGAGGCTAATGTCATCCCATCCGGAGTTGCTGCCCTTTCTGGCGGATCAACTTATGTTGGAAATGCAGCTGTTCAATCAGCCGTCTACACAGTTTCAGTTGAAGTCTTCCAAGCCCGACTTGCAGGCGGAGGACAAATTGAAGGAGTAGATTTTACAGCTACACCTTTCAGAATGGGTAGATCATTATTTAACAAATGTGTTGGATTACTTGGCTCATATATTGACACCGAAAGCATGGCTCAATAAATGCCTAATGAAACAATCCTTCAACAGATTCGCACACCTTTAGCGAGTGCATTAGCCACCGTTGCAGGAAATGTTTATGCATTTGTGCCTGAAACAGTTATTCCTCCAGCAGTAGTAGTTGTTCCAGATAGCCCATATCTAGAATTTGAAACGATTAGCAAATCAAACATTCGCGCAAAGATTAATTTTACGATTTCAGTTGCAGTTGCATATAACAGCAATCCTGCATCGCTCGACAATATCGAGCAATTGATAATAAGTGTTCTGGCAGTAATTCCAGTTGGATATATTGTCAGCTCGGTTGAAAGACCGACAGTTACCCAAGTTGGTGCATCAACGCTGCTTATCGCAGATGTTCGAGTATCTACCTACTACACGCAAACAATATAAGGAGAAATCATGGCAACAGTCGTAATTACCGGTCGTGATGTTGGTTTATCTTTCACAGGTGGAACAGATATTCAAGCACAAGCGACCAATGCAGTATTAACAAAAGTAAATGAGCGTCAGGTGTATCAGACACTTGAGGGCGAGGCTTACAAAACCACAAATATTTCAGGAACATTCCAATTGGATATGTTGGCTGACTGGGGCAAAGCAAACTCAGTTTGTGAGGCTCTATGGACTGCTGCTGAAACAGCACCAGATACAGATATCAGCATGACACTTACAGCTGCATCAGGAGCGCAATTTGTGTTTCCAGTAAAGCCAGAGTTTCCAACTGCTGGTGGTGGAGGAATTGATGCACAGGAAGTATCATTCACATTTACAGTATCTAAAGGCGCAGTAACCGAAACCTTTAGTTAAAAAATAAAACGGGAGCAAACAATGAAGTTACCAATTACAATTGAATATAACTCAGGCGAGCAAGCAACATATATTGCCCAACCGCCTGAGTGGGCTAAGTGGGAAAAATCAACTGGTCATACTATAAGCCAAGCAAAAGAAAAACTTGGAATGTGGGATCTGATGTTTTTAGCATACAACGCACACAAGCGTGAAGCTGCTGGAAAACCAGTTAAACCATTTGAGGCTTGGATGGAAACTATTGCCGATGTAATAGTCGGTGATGCAGACCCAAAAGTCATCCAGCAGGAAGCCTAAACAGATTATTGGTTGAATTGGCAATTGCCACACAAATACCAATGAGTGAATGGGTTGATGCAGACGACATATTGACAGCGATAGAGATATTGGAGGCGAGGTATGGCAAGTGAAACCATTGCTTACAGTCGCAATGACATACGCGATATTCTCAAGGCTTTCAAAGTTATGGATGATCAAGCGACTGAGGAAGCAAGAATTCAATCTGCTGCTCTGGCGACATACGCAGCTGAGGAAATTAAAACAGCAGCTAGAGGTCGAACAAAATCAGGCAAGGTTGCGCAGAGAGTTGCAGACGGCGTTAGTATTTCAAAGTCCAGCAAAATCGGTGAGTTCAAATATGGTTTCGCACGACAGAAATTTTCAGGTGGGGCTAACACGCAAACCTTATGGGGTGGTGTTGAGTTTGGATCTAATAAGTTCAAACAGTTCCCTGCATATTCAGGACGACAAGGCAGAGGTTCGCGTGGGTGGTTTATCTATCCAACGCTTCGCAGAATTCAGCCTGAATTGATTAGCAAGTGGGAAGCGGCATACAATCGCATTTTAGATAAGTGGGCATAAGTGGCAAGAGATACCAGAACCCTATCGCTTAAGATCCTTGCGGATATTGATGATCTTAAGAATAAATTAAATCAAGCTGACAATGCCGTTGAAACTAACAGCGAAAAGATTTCAGCATTTGGAAAGAAGGCTGCTGCTGCATTTGCGGTCGCTGCTGCTGCTGCCGTTGCTTATGGCACTAAATTAGCCGTTGATGGGGTCAAGGCTGCAATAGAAGATGAGCAAGCGCAACTTAGGTTGGCTGCTGCATTAAGAACCGCCACAGGTGCAACTGAGGGTCAAATAAAGGCAACTGAAGATTTCATTCTTCAAACCTCTTTAGCCACAGGCGTTGCTGATGATCAACTTAGACCAGCGATGCAAAGATTGGCAGTATCTACAAAAGATACCGAAGAAGCGCAGAGATTATTAGGACTTGCATTAGATATCTCAAAAGGTCGAGGATTAGATTTAGAGCAAGTTGCTAATGCGTTAGGTCGTGCTCAGGATGGAAATACAACAGCTCTTGGCAGATTAGGACTTGGATTATCTAAAGCCGAACTTTCAACATTATCTTTCACCGAAGTTCAGGCTAAATTATCAGAACTTTATGGTGGCGCAGCAGCTGCAAACGCAGAAACATTTCAAGGCAAGATTGATCGCTTAAAAGTTGGATTTGATGAGGCTAAAGAAAGTCTAGGAACTGCTTTATTGCCACAAGTTGAAAAGTTTATTACATTTATTAACGATGTTGGTGTTCCAGCATTAAACGGATTTATTGCAGGACTTACAGGTGATGAAGGATTAAATGCAGCATTGTCAGAAACTCAGCAAGGTGCTGCAAGTTTTGGCAGAACTATTGCAAGTATTTCGGGCATTATTTCTGGATTTATTACATTCCTAAGAGAAGCAATTGGCTTAGTCGTATCACTTGCAAATGAACTTATTAGAGCAGTTAATATAATTCCCGGAGTTAATATCGGAGCATTACCAAACCCAGCACCATCAGCAGGTAGATCATCATTGCCATCAGTTCCAAAAACAAGTGGTAATTTTGGCGGTGGCGGTATGGGTCAAGTTACAAATATAACTGTTAATGCAATTGATGGTGAAGGTGCTGCAAGAGCTGTGGCTAAGGTAGTTAATCAAAGCGCAGCCCGATCAACTCCAGCATTAAGTTATCAAGCAATTAAGGCAGCAGCAGGATAATGACTGCTTGGTCGCCAGATTGGAAATTAACTGTCGCTGGTGTGGATTATACTGATATAGCAATAAGCGACATTCAGCATCAGGCTGGTCGTGATGATATTTATCAGCAACCTAATCCATCTTATATTCAAATTACCTTTGTGGCTTTGTCTGGTCAAACTTTGCCATTTGACATTAACGACAGCTTAGATTTACAGGTTAAAAATAGCGCAGGAACTTATGTAAATTTATTTGGTGGGGATATAACCGATATAACTGTCGCGGTTGGAGCGACTGGTCAAATTGCAAGTGTGGTCGAATACTCAGTCCTAGCAATGG